CCCGGCGGGGTCTGGCCGCTCGCACGTTCCCAAAGTTTCGCGGGCGTAATGAGGTCTTGCGGAAGAACTGGGGTGTTGAACTGGTTAATGCCATCAAAGTACCCGGTCCAGGTAAGCGAAACCTCCAAGGCTGGGTCGTTTGTGGACGCCACCGGCAGAGAGGGAATCAGGAGTTCAGGAAACAGCCGAGAATAGTTCCGCTCGGATAGAAATGCCAGCATCCGGCGCCAAGCGGTGTTCATAATCTGCTGAGTGAACGCTTGGGCATTATCGAGCAATTGGCCGCCTACGGGCGTCAACGTTGAAATGGCGTCATTAAGCCGCGTTTTCGCCATAAGCATCGCGGCGTAGACAATATCGTAAGGTGTTGTCGCTGGCATATTACTTCGCTCCCGCCGGGTTCTTCGCTTGCGCCGGTCCCACCGGCGTGTAGCGGTCCGGCATCTTCCCACGTTCGGTCTGCTTGAAAAGTTCTGACGGGTAGGCAGTGTCGCGGTCGAGAATCATTAGAGCGGACGCCTGCGCCGCCTGGTCGAAATATGCGGCGTCAAGATCCCCGCGCGCTCTGGCGAATTCAGCGCAGATCGCCCACGAAAGCGGGTCCAAACACCGCATGATGGGAATGGGTTGAGCGGTCCAATCGGTCGAGCCAGTTTGAACGAAGTCGGGAAGGAAACCCAGATACCGCACGATGATGTCTGTGGGCCCGGTAGCTCCCGGCATGTAAATCGTCTCATCCCGCCACTCCCAAAGTCGATTGATGGGCACTCGGCCGATTCGTGGAAGCCCCTTGAGAACTTGGTCAATTGGGGTGAACTGCCCGGTCGTTCCAGAGATTCGCTCCTGAAGAGACAACGGCGAAATGAAGTTCTGAGGAAGAACTGGGGTGTTTGGAGGCGAAAAGTAGTTCGACCCGTCAAAATACTGGGCCCAGTTCAGCCACACCTGCGCTACCAAATCGGCGTTTCCACAGGCCGGTATATTAAAAAGCACCGTCTCCTGGTGGAACCTGGTACATCCGGCGTTCGCCAGAAACTCCTGAATCCGACGCCAAGCGGCATTCGTTCCTACTTGGGTGAAAGGCTGTGTATCCGTGATAACGTCGCCATGGATGCTCTCGATGGCATCGTTCAGACGAACTCGCGCCACCTGTAGCGCGGTTTCCACCGTGTCATACGGTGCCATCGGAACTGGGGCGACAACAGGCATTTCATCTCTTTACGGGCGGCTGAACGGGTGCCGGTTTGGTAGCCCTCTCCAGCATGTCTTCCTGCTGTTTCTGGAGCTTCTGAAAAAGCTCGAAGTCGAGAATCTGACCACAAGCGCACTTGGCGATCCCCGCCGGGTTGAACTTCCCGCACATCTGGCAGCGCACGGACGCCTCAGTGTGCTGGTGGCGGGTCCAGGCTTCGTCGATGCCTTTGATACGTGCTGCGGTCAAGTGCCGGTCGGTGATCGTGTTTTTCCGCGCCTCTGGCCCCTTGTCGTAGGCGTCCCGAGCCTCTTCAATCAGCCGGTCGTAGTACAGCGAAAGCTGATCTTTCGCCGCGGCAATCTCCGCTGGCGTCGGCTCCTTGCCGGCGGGCACGAATACCCCGAACGGGACCAGGGAGTTCTGCGGGTGCATCCCCCAGCCGATCCCAATGAGATCCTGGGCAACCATGTGCCCGTCGTCTTCAATGAAGCCGAATTCATCCTCGTTGATGATCTTGGCTTCCCGCCGGATAACCGCCAGCGGCTCACTGCGGGCATACCCCAACTTGGCCGGGTCCTTCGCCGGGTCGTAAGCCGGGATGAAGACCGAGAGACAACCCCGCTCCGCCCGGTACTCCCACGGACCCACGTTGCAAATCGGGAACGTCTCATCGCGCATCAGCACGCGGATTCGATCTAGGACCGGCGGCAACACGCGACCCTGGTTCAGTTTGCGCTGCTCCTGCGTGAGCAGCGCTTGGGCTTCTTGGGCTGTAATCGGCATCAAACTCCCCCTACAAACATCGAACTCGTGACTTCAAGGCCGTTGAGGTTCTGCGGTCGGCCGCGTGGAATTGGCAGGTTCATGTCTTGGGCGGTGGCGAAGTCCTGCTGCGTCTTCGTCCCTCTCCCGAACCTGCCATACGAGATTGGGGCACCCCCGAAAGCGGTCATGCAATCCCGAATCTCATCCCGCCCCGCGTTGCGGATGTCGTTCTCTTCCTGCTGGTACTCGGCGGCCACCCGATCCCGGTGATCCTGGAAGGACCACGAATCGCGCCGATTGACGAACCCAATGATGTTGTCCAGACTGTCGGCATCCACTCCGGCGTCGAACTCCCAGACCAACTCGTAGTCGCCCCGCGTCGGGTACGGGCCGAATAGCGGCCACCCGGATACCGGGTCCACCAACTCATCCCACTTGGCCTTGGAAAGCATCTCCCAGCGCCACCGCTCCAGAATCCACGGGGCCTTGACCGAACGATACTTGGGCACCCAATGGTAGCCCGTCGCACCGTCAGGCCATAGGCCGCCGACAAGATGCCGCCGTGACTCCGTGAGTACGATCCGGTAGAGGTTTTCTCCAAACGGATTCTTCCCAAACCGGCCCATCGGCGTGGGCCAGTGTCGCAATGAACTTGCCGGATCGTATTCAAAAGACATGACTTAGCCTAGTGCCCGAACAAATAACGCGGTATAGTCACGCCGGAAAGGTATGCATTCAGACGGGGCTGGACCGATGCGAATTGCAGCATGATCACCAGGTACATCAGGTTGCTCGCCGCGATGGTTCCCGCCGGTCCGTAGGCGGGAAAGACCACCTGCCCCTTCACGTCGTAGAGCGAGAGGGCCTTGGACTGCACCTGGAACCAGTGGGCCAGGGCCAGCCAGTCGATGTAGCCGGGCCGGGCGCGTTCGTTCACGATGACCTCGCGGCCACCGATGGTGCGCGGGCGCCGGCGCTTCAGCATGTCGGGCTGCTCGTCGCCGCGGATCTGGGTAACGTCCACGCGCTGCACGTTCAGACTGAGGTTTTCCCAAGCCGTCACCATATCCACATTGCAATGCGGGGTGAGATCGGCTTCCTGTGCCTTCTCCACGCCCATCGAAAGCTCCATGAGCGCGTCAATGGCGCGAACCAGGGAAGGCGTCAGGGTGCCGGGGGCATTGAAGTTCGGCACGTTGAACTTTCCGGGGTATGCCGACTTCTGGATGTTCATGTACAGGCCAGTGTTACCGGCCACGTTGTAGGCTCGCAGTCCCAGGAGTCCGGCATTGCTCACGCCGGGACTTCCGCTGACCAGCATCCGGGTCCCGCCTGTGGTTCCGGCCGGCGGCACCCCGGTCAGGGTGATCGCTACGTTGATGGCGTCCACACCCAGGACGGTTGCGCTGCCGAGGAAGACCCCGCCGGCATCCAGCAGGCCGTTGTAGAAGTCGAGCGTCTGGCCGTCCATGAAGGCGTTCGGGTTGTTCACGGTCAGAACGTTTCCGGAAACCGAAACCACGGTGTCCAGCGTGTTGCTGCCGTCCGACTGGAGAAGGGCATCCATGCAGCCGGCGATCATCTCGGTTTGCTGGCTGGTCAAGAGGGTGGCGTAATCCTGAACGGCCTTTTCGTCGGTGTCCGTGGTGTACTCGGCCAGGGCGGTCCACTGGGCCGCGTGAACGAAGGACACGCAGGAAATCGTGCCGGGGATTACTTGGGGACCGGACCCCTGCGGGAACGCGCCGCCGTCGAGGTTGGCGACTGCGAAATTGCCCCACTGGAGCGGCTGTAAGGGGATTCTGGTTGGCCGGTTGGAAACCGGCTTGATCTTCGTGTTCAGTTTGATGTGCTTCCAAAGGCGCGAACTGGCAAGGGCCAGCTTTTCAACCTTCGGAACCACATACTCTTTTTGCAGCCCCATTGAGGCTGCGAGATTGCCAACAGGCATGTCTACACCTCTCAGATTTGAAGTGTGCCATGCGATCCTTCGGCCATTGGCCGGGCTGGACGGCGCCCTACCGTTTCGCAGTCACCGTTTGTTGCAATTCTCAGCGCGTGCCAGTTTTGAAGGTGCCCGTTCCTTACCGCGCGTCGAACTTTACATCATTTCCATTATACGCCCGTGTCAAGGGCTATCTCACCTGAACGCGGGAGCCATCCGTCAGAATGTAGCGGTCTTCCTGAACCATCTGCTTCGAGGTTCGCCCCCAGTCGATGTTTTGGGGGATGGAAGCCACCGGCTTGAAGCCGTTTGCTGGCGCTGCCGACGTTCCGGGCCGGGAAACGGCGGTTTGTTTCGGAGTTGGAGCCGCCTTCTTATCCCCTCCGTGGCTTCTTGTCTTTGAAATCGCCCACGACACGGCTTCGGGAACAACCCGGTTGTCGATAGAGGTCATGTACCGAGAATATGCAGGTTGGTTACCCCTTTCCAGATAGGCTTTGGCTTTGTTCATCCAACCAGGGAATAGGCGATCTGCAAGCACCTTCGCTCGTCCCTCGTACAGGTAAATCACCTGGGCTTGCGATTCCTTATCCAAAGATTCACCGTGCAAAGTCTTCCTGACTTCTTCTTTCGCAAGTCTTATCCTGTCTGATGCAGCCGCCGAAAATGCCTGCTCATAATCGTTCTTTTCGTCTTTCTTCGGTTGTTCGACTGGTTTTGACCTGGCCGTTGACGGCGCTTTCTTCGAGAGTTCACCAAAACCGTTCAGATACGTGCTCAATGAGTTCAGGAGTTCGAGCGCCTGGGGCTTGTCGACGGGCATGAAGTCGGCCATCCGCTGCAAAAGTAGCGGGATGCCGCTCGTGTTCATGTCGGACCAGACCACGCGACCGATGTAGGCGGTGAAACCATCTGGGTTCGTCTGGGCATACTTGGCGAAGATGGCGGGGGCCAGTGCCGAAAAAGCCTCTGGACTACTGGTGGCCATGTCTTCGACGAAAGCCGGATCGCCGTCCATGAACTGCTTGGAAAGCCCCGTCAGTTCCGCAAGCGTTTCAAGTTTCCCTTCGATGCCTTCGACTCCTCCAAGTCCTTCAATCTTATCTCGGAGTTCGCGCGCTTCAGTCAACCCTCCGGGGAATTCCCGGTCGAGTTCCGCCACGCGGTAGACGGCCTTCGTCAAAAGCTTCCCCGCAGCGTCGTTCTTCGTGCGGATCTCACTCAGGAGGCTTCTAACCGTGGGATCGAGTTTCTTCCCGTCCGGACCCAGGAGCGACGTTACCGGCGCGGTCTGTTCTTCCCCCTCTGCCGGTTTCTCTTCGCCAACCTCGACGGGCTGCTCCAGCGTGGTTTCTTCCGCGCCTTCGAGCGGTTCTACTTCCAAAACGTCTGTGTCAGGCATTGTTCTCCTGTGCTGGTTGCTCGGCTTCCGCGCCGGCTGGTTTTCCTGGCTGTGCCGACGCTGCTGGTTGCGCCGCCATCGCTGCCGCTTGCGCCGCGGCGGCCGCCTGCGCCATGAACTTTTGGTGCTCCATGGCGTGCGCCCGGATATTCTCAATACCCGCTTCGTTCCCGGCGGTCAACTGCTGCTGAACCCACGGCCAGTCGGACAGTTTCTCGCGGCACTCCTCGAATTCCCAATCGTGATAGTCCAGGGGGTCGACAGGAACGGAAGAAACCATCGCGCCTGGTAGCCCGGTCAATGGATCGGGCGGCCCTTGCTGTGGGCTTTGCTGAATCAGCATCTCGATCTCTGCGGACTGCTTGCGCCGCACTCGCGCCTCTGGAATCACGATCTCTGGCACCCCATACGTCCTGAAGATGAAATCCCAGGTGTCTGGAGACGATAGAAGCGCCTGCCCAATTACCGGGTCTTTCATCGCCATTTCCAAGATGCCACTCAACGTGACCCGCTTCTGCATCGTGGATTCGGGGTAGCCGCTGTCCGTGTCGGGATGGGCCAGGAAGTGCCCTTTGCCAAGAGCGGAGATGTCCAATGTCACAGCACCCTTTGGGCCGGGGATGATGAGCGGCTTTCCTTCCTTATCATCGCGCGCCGCAGCAAGTGCCGCCTGCCGGTAGACCTTCGACATCAACCTTTGGACGGCTCCCCATATCACACCCAACTGCCCCATGGCCTGATAGATGGCCTCCTGGTAGCCGCCCTTGGTCTTCTGGTCGGGCATCCCGGCGCCCTGGACTGCGGAGGGAATCGCCAGAATGTACTGCAAAAGGGCAGTCGCCAAATACTCGGTATGCCGGATGAACGTTTCGGGAAGTTCGGGGTTCGGTTCACGGTAGAAACTGTCGGCCAGAGGGCGGTCACGCAAAACCTCAAGTTCCATGGCCGGCCGGAAGCAGAACGGCGCGGCGGTCTGGTCATTGACGGCTGCAACCTGGGCGCGACCGGCGCGGAGCCATGTCGAAGGTGAACCGAAGTCCTTCCATTCGGCGTACAGGTTCATGTCATCGTTGAAACGGTCCTGGATGACCACAGCCGGGTCCATAACTGCCATGCGCGCCATGCCGTCACCAGCATACGGGAAGTCAACGCTCAATTCATCGTCTATGCAGACGTTACGAGATCCGACGTATTGCTTCCCAACGAAGATGAACACACCGCCATCGGGAAACGCTTCGTTCAACCCATCCCGAAGCGTCCAACTTTCGGCTTGGTGAACTTCGTCCATATACGCCGAATCCAATTCCTCATCGGTCAGCATGGACGGGCGAAAGAAAAAGTATTTGCGCTCGGTGTAGTGGTCGTATGTGTCAGTGAGTTGGAACGCGGCAGAGTTCCCCTGCAAAGCTCCCAATCGAGCCAGCCTCTCGAACTGGGTATCGGCTATGCCTTCCTCACCGAACTTTCCGATCTTGTCCGCGAAGCCGGGATGCTCTTTTCTGGCGGTGTAGACGTGCGGATCTTCGGTGATGATGCAGTACGGCCACTCCTCGAAAGTCCGTGCAACGATGGGGACCTTGGTTTCGAGTACACCATACACGGATGTGGTCTGCACCCGGCGCGGCACTCCGTTCTCATCCGTGCCCCACTTTTGCTCGTTGGCCATGGTGCGGGTCCACGTGACCACGCGCCCGTCGAGGCCCATCATGCGCGTGATAGCCGTCAGCAGATCCTTGGTGTCGTTCCGGCGGTCGTACAGAATCCGGTACGCCTCCGCCGCATCCGAAGCCTGAAGATCCACCGGAGAATTACCGCTGTCGGGCTGGAAATCGATGCCAGGCTGGTTCTCGGTCAACTTGGCGATGATGATTTGCAGCGCTCGCGCGAAGATGTTGTAATCCGCGATGTACTCGCCGCACTGAATCTCGCCGTGTCCGCTATCGGGAACGAACTGACCTGGAGCGCCTTGAACGAAAACTCCACTCAGGATGTCGTAGTATATGTGCTGGAGTCCGCGTTCATAGAATCGGTTCCGGCGCGCCCGCATTACCTCCATTCGGCGCTGGTAAAGTTCCTGCCTCTGAGCTTCCTGCAGCAATGCAAGGCCGGCGTTTTGAAGCTCCTCGGGGAGTTCCTTGTTTTCGTCGCCGTAGGTTCTCGGCTGTGGGCGCTGAGGTGCCGAAACATCGTCTGGGGATTCGCGCTCTGAGTCCTGGCCTTCGTTGGAAGGGCTGAAAAGCTCATCGATTGGATGGGGCGTCAATTCAGCACCGCCTGGCTCTGCCCAGCGAGCCGGTCCATCACGCGGTCAACCACTTCCAGGTTCGACCTGGTGTCCACGTAATCCAGAACCGCATTGACTACGTTGCACAGATTCTCACAGCAGAGAAGTTCCTGGCCGGAGGTCGAAGTCTCACCGCAGAACGGGCATTGTATCTCCTTTGACGTTCCGGAGATCAGGCACCGGATCTGGCGCTCGGCTTCGATGACTTTCTCTCGGGCGTTCATTTTTCTTGTTCTGCCGCGCGCCGGAGTTTGCCCTTCTTCTCAGGCAACTTCTTGAAGTTCGTCGCGGAGTCCCACTCTTTCACCGCCGATTCGCCACCGAGAGCCTTCTTTCCGCTTTCAGAATGGCCCCACCGCTGCTGCGCTTTCGATAGGAAGGGCATTATCCCCTCTCTCTGTCGTAACGGACTTCCTCGGCGCGGTCTTCCGCGCGGTCGGCGGCTCGGTCAGCGGCCAGAATCTCCATATCAGTGGCGTTTCGGGGGCCGGTCGGCTTCACGATCTCGCTGAGAACGTTCGCCGCTACCTGGGCATCGCTGTTCATCTGCTCGATACTCATGGGCTTTCCGTGGTCGAACAGAAAGTCGTCTTCGTTCAGTTCGGCTCCGACGGTAGGAACGTCATGCGAGTGTTTCAGCGAGACAATCGAGCCGTCGTCCAAACGGACCCGGTGCCCGGTCGAGTCCGTGTCGATGATCTGGATGATTTTCGGCATGTCAGAAAATCAGGACGTAGGCCGATGGATTGGCCAATGTCTCGGCTCCTTGCGTAGTGAACTTGACGCTGATAATGTCGCCAGCCGCCACGGTCACAAAGTGCGAGGAATCGGAGCAATATAGCGCCGTTCCCACGGTACACGTGACGGTCGTATCGGAGCCGTTCTTTCGCACCGTGAACACGCCGGAACTGGCAGTGGTCCCAGCCACGGTTACAGCTACTCCCAAGTAACGGATGGTTCCAGGCTGGCTCACCACGCGACCGAGATCATAGGCAGTCTGGGTGCAGGCTTGCGCGGCCCACTGGCCTAATCCGTAGAGTCCGAGCGTCTGGCTGGCTGTCGCCGCGCCTGTGCAGGCTCCTTCCAACTTCACCGCTTCAACCGCAGTCGGGAAGAACACCGGCTCCCCGCGCCCATGGGAGTGCGTGTAACTTGCCGCCGTAAACGAACAGGTATCGTAAACCAGCGGCGTATAACAGTTCACCGCCGAAATGGTCACGGTGTCCGCGTTCGTCCCGGTTCCGACGATCACCGATTGCCCCACGGCGCCGGCCGCCAGCGGGAAAAATACCGTTCCGTTCGGACCCGGCACTTGGCCGATGTCCACGGTGAGCGTTTGGGTGGTGGTGGCCGATGCCGTCCCGATGTCCACGGTGAGCGTCGGCTTGAAGCTACCCCAGGTGTAGGTGGTGCCAGGAATCGTCTGCGCTGCTGAAACAAGGGCCAGGGCAAGAGCCAGAAGGCCCGCTAAAATCAATCGTTTGGTATTCATCGTCATTCCTTTTGGGCTGATGCCCGGTTACTCGAAGATCGACCCTTCGCCGCCGCCATGGGAGCCTTCGCCCTCGTATTCCTCTTCGTTCAAGAACTGGTCCATGTGCTCTTTCAGGGCCTCGATGTTCTCGTGGTCATGCGGCCCTTCGGCCTGACCACCTTCGGAGGCTTGGTGGCTCGTGTGGCCTCCACCTCCGTCTTGGTGGACGTGGAAGTGCTTGCCTTCCGGCTCGTGGTGTGCGGCCAGGTGGACGACGGCGTGCCCGATATGCGGGTGCTCGGTGCGCTCCCCGTCGCTGGTGACGCTGTGAAACGTCCCGTCGCCGTGGTCGAACAGCTTGGAATGTTCTCCGCCATCCGCTTCCGGCTTTCCGCCCATCTGGTGCTCGGTTTCCTCACCGATTCCGGGCTTCTTTCCGCCGCGGGCCATGCCCGCCATGGTGCTTGCAATGCTCATCGTGTCTCCTGTGGCCGCCCTTCGGCAGCCGCTCGAAATTCGCTGAAGGTGCGCGCCACACGTCGGCCAGTTGGCAATTCGGCTTGGCGCTCGCTTAAGTGCTCAACGAGTTTGTTGACGCTTGTAGTGAGTTCAAGAATAACTTGATTTTGCTCACTAATTTGCTGCTCCAGTCTCCCGATGAGAACTCCGTGCCTTTCTTCGAGATCCGAACACAGCCAATTTCGTAGCCAGTCCAGCAATCGCTTCACGCGCGCCTTCTCCTATGAATATACTGAGCACTTCGTTCGTCTTTTGTCAAGCGCAACATCGCCATCGCCCTGGAAGTCGGGTCTTCGTACTTCGCATACGTCTCCGCCATCCGGTTCTCAAACGGCGCTTCCGTCTTGGCCGAAAGGTGCGTCTTCAACCCATACCGCACCATGTCCGCAATGTCATCCGACGCCTGCCCGCTCATCTTTTCGATGTCGGTAGGGTCTTTTTCGGAGCAAATCAGCATCGGGACCGCTGCAATCGTCTCCGGGCACCCCGAGGACACGAAAAAGGCCGGCTGGTCCTGCGTTTCCTGCTGAAAATCGACTCCACCGGGCCATTTCCGCAGCCGGCGCGCCGTTGCCCAGCAGTTGAACAACAACCGCCAGCCTCCAACCCGGTCTATGTCGGCCCGCGACAGCCTTGGCAACCCTCCATTCACGAAAACCGGCTCCATCTGCTCGACCACAGTGTTTGCGCTTCCCCGTTTCGCCCAGGCGTCGTGACCGATGTAGTGATCTCGAATCTCCCGGCGCTCACTTTCAGGCGTCAAGTGCAAAATCAGCTTCGCAAGGTCCGGTTCCGCAACGTCATTCACCACCAGCTCCCGATAAAGGATGATAATTCGCAGCATTCCCGTCATTTTCACGCCAAACAGCGACAAAACCTGCTCTGGCGATAGAATCCCGCTCGTAAACCATCCCGTCGCCGCGTAGTGGCTGAATCCCCAGTCCGTTGTCAGCCACCGCCTCCACCACGGCTGGACAATTCTCCCCACCAGCGCAGAATCAAGCACCGTCGCGCTCTCTTCCCAAACCTCGGAGTAGTATTGCCCCGCGAATTTCTCAAAACTGCCCATCAACTCACCGATTCGCTGGCTTTGCGGCAATGCTGCCAACTTCTTTCCGAAATCGGTCTTCTCTGTGAACACCTTGAACCGACGTGTCTGCTCAATTGGCACCTCTGGCCCTTCGTTCCACTCCGGCGACTCGTAGAAGTCCTTCTCACTCACGATACCCAGGCCGCGGAACCACTCGTAATTGTCCCACCCGTACCCCTGGATGAACATGAACGCCGCCGGGTCTTCGTTGTCATGGAACTGCCGAAGCCACATCACCCGCCGAAGATACGCCGTCCCGATACCCCCAGGATTGAATGTCAGGATCTTCTTGCAGACGCCTGGCGACACGCCAGCCTCGCGGTTCGACCCGTCCAACTGCTGGATCTCTTCCTCGCTGAACTCCTCTGCCTGCTCCAGAAAGATGTACCGAGCCTGCGGACCGCGCGCCTTCCGCTTCGCCCGCCCCGTATCGCCAGCGTGAATGAAGAATATCGAACTCCCGTTCGGCAACCGCAATTCCTTGTCCTGCGCCCGCCAGAATGCCTTCAACTCCGGGTGTTCATCACGCAGCAACGGCTGTACATGGTCTTTGTTGAGGTCGTCCCACACCCGGCGAATGATCCACACGATACACTTCGGAAACATCATCGCCAGAATCAACGCTATCGCACGCACGCAAAACGACTTGGCGCACCCACGGCTACCCCCGAACCCCAACACCGTCGGCGCTTCCGGCCTCTGGTCAAGGCACGCTTGCAAAAGCGTCATCTGGTTGGGCTGTAGGGCTATCGGCTTAGTGACAGCTTGAGGCATTCTATGTCCTGGGCATAGTCTTGGATTGATGACTTCTCTGGCGTAATTCCCGTGGAATACCGCATCTCTGCAAGCACGTCCAAGTCAGGTTGAATCATGCCGTCGTGAAAAACTAGTGGAAGTTCAACAATACCTGCTACTTCGGATTTGGTTGGGTAAGACCCGGGAAAAAGCCTGCGAGCATTTGAAGAGAGAGGCATCACTCCCAGTCCGGCGGGTTGGCCGGCCGCATGAAGTCGTCAAGGTCGCGGTATGGACGCGGGGCACCGGAGCCGTAGCCGATACCCCGCTCCGGCGGTGGCAATGGCTTGAGTTGAGAAGCCCGTATCCGGAGGAGATTACGCAGCCACCGCATCATGTCCTCATTTTGCGCCTGCGCTCCGCCCGTGTCAAGGGCGGATCGTACCTGTTCCAGTCCTGCACCACCCATAACGGCAGGCACACCAACGCCACACATGCGCCAGCCAGCAGGATCAGGAATGCTACGAACCACGGCCACGGGCAGTACACCGGCGCTCGAGCTGGATACACCCGCTGGACGTAACCGGTCACGAATGCAAGCAGGACCATAGGGCCACCAGACCGAGCGCGATCACAAGCACCAATCCGGCGATGAAATCCACCTCTCGGGTACGCTCGCTCACAGCTTCTCGACTCCGAGGGAGTGTAGCAAGTCGAGCACCCGCCGCTCGCTTCCCAACCCGAACACCGGCGCGCACAACAGGCGCCCGATCTCGGCCAACCGCTCGGCAGCCGGGATCACCAGCAGTTTCGCTATTCCCATGTCGCCATTGTGCGCTTGACATGCCATCCCAGTCAAGCGCATGATGATGGGGTGGCGGTTAAACCTTCGATTCACGCGCGCCATTCCCCAAAATACCGAAAGAAGCTCGCCTTTTGCGACCAGATGCGAAAACATCCGACCGATTCGGAGCGCAAACTATGGGCATTTCTACGCTCTCGGCCATGGGGCATCAAGTTCAAGCGCCAAGTGATTATTCTTGGCTGGATTGCCGATTTCTACTGCCCTTGCCGAAAACTCATCATCGAAGTGGACGGTGGATATCACCAAACCACTCACCAGCAGCGCGTTGACGCTTACCGCGACCGCGTAATGGTTGAGCGCGGATTCTCGATTCTCCGGCTGCCAGCGAGCCGAGTCCTCTCTGACCTGAAAGGGTCCATGGAGGAAATACGCGGGCGGATCTCACCACCCGAGCAGTTGCCAGGTTGCCGATCCACTAGGACGGCTGGCGGATTAACGGGAAAGCGGCTGTGCACCGAGCAGGCAGTAAGTGTACGGACCCGCGACGGGGCATGAAGTTAAGAGCCTCCGAAGCCCGTGCGTCGATGGGTTGAGCCGATTCGATAGGGTGCAAGCGCTTCGGCGCCTATTCCCGGGCGGCTCAGGAATCACTGCACGCAGCGGAACGGCTCATTGCTCGTGGTGTCGGTGCACGTAGCAACCGTCCCACCTCAGCGCTCCACGATTCGCAATCCACCCGCCGGCCGGCCGCTCGCAGGTTCGCCAGCGCCTTCCATTCCCCGTAGTCCGGCTGCGCTGGGTTCCCATGAGGTTCCCTTCACCATGAGGTCGAGGGCACCCGTAATCATCGCTGCGCAATCACCGCAACGGCCCCCGGCCGCCCGTTTTGCGTCCGATGGCCATCTACTTCGCCCCTACCTTAGAGTTTAAGCGGGATGGCGGAAGAGAGGGCCAGGAGCAACTGATCGTCGGGAAGGTCCTTAACTTTACTGACCGACGCCTTTCCGTCCTTCTCGAAAACGACATAGGAGTCTTCAGACGCGTTGAGAATAGCGCTGGCACCCACCCCTTTGTGGATTACAACCCTTCCGTTCTCGCGTTTTATTTCGTACATCATTAGTCTCCGCTTCTCATCTTAGCGCGTGGCTCACGATGCTGCATCATCGTCACCACCTGGCGCGGGCAGCGCGCGCACCTCTCCACCGCGGATCATCGCGCGCAGGTCCAGCGAGCCGGCCGCGGAATCTGCCCCAGCCCGCA